ACTGGCGGTTCCAATCCTACGACTCTTGCAGGCTATGGCATCACCGATGCGGCGCCAAGCGGTCACGTCGGATCAGGAGGTGACGCTCATGCGAACGCTACCGGAACCGCCGATGGCTTTATGAGTGCCGCTGACAAGAAGAAGCTGGACGGTATCGCGGCTGGGGCGAACAGCTATTCGCACCCTGGCGGCGATGGGAATCTGCATGTGCCCGCCACAGGCACTGGCAATAACGGTAAGTTCCTGATGGCTGGGGCTACAGCTGGCTCTCTGTCCTGGCAGACCATCGACGCGGCTAAGGTCGGGGCTGTTCCGGTGTCTGGCGGCTCAATGTCTGGCGCTCTGACCGTGAACAACGAGATCCGCACCACGTCGGCCAACTCCTTGCGCATGGTCTACGGCAACTACGGTACGTTCTGGCGACAAGACGGCTCCAACTTGTACCTGATGTTTACCAACGCCAGCGATCAATACGGCGGCTACAACAGCCTTCGTCCGATGTACGCGAACCTCGCAAACGGCAGTGTGGGCTTCGGCCATGCCGTCGATGTGGCTGGGAACCTTTCCGTGAACACTGGCAGTACGACTTGGATCGACATGCGCGTCTCCGCTGCGCTCCAGAGCCGCGGTGCAGTCGCCACCTCATCGGCGTCCGCCATCGTTCGCCAAGAGCACGCCGATCGTCACTTCATCGTCGGCGGCCTCGGTAATTCGCAGTTCGGCTTCTACATGATCAACAAGAGCCGTACCACGAACGGCACCGATGCGGCGGCGTACCTGAGCAGCGATGGCACCTGGTACTGCAACGGCAACGCCTCGGCGAACGACGTCCAGATCCGTTCTGACATCCGACTCAAGTCCGACTTCAAGGAGATCGCCGACCCTTGGGACTTCTGGAAGCTGCTGCGTATCTCCGAATACACCAAGGCTGGCGCCCGCGAGCTTGGTTTTGTTGCGCAGGACTTTGTCGAGAGGTTCTCGGCGGTAGTAACCGAGTCGCCAGATGACAAGCACCTGAGTCTTCGCCCGATGGGTGTGCTGGCGCTTGCCGGCAGGGTGATTCAGGAAATGCAGAAGCGCATTGAGCAACTGGAGGCCGCAAATGCCTGTACCAAATAAGCCGTTCTGGCTCTCTCAGGCAAACACGGAGTTTGGAGGCAATGGATGGGCCTCCAACATCTTGTCCAAGGCCGGCTTAGCTCTCCCCCGCATGGCGGGGGATCTTGCTGGTATGAGTGCTTTCGCCATCTTGAATGACCCTGGCTCGCCCTACGGAAACCCAGGGGACGGAGTGCTCCAATTCTGGAGGTCTGGGAATGACATCTGGAGCGGAGGGTCGAACATCCCCGACGTTCAACTAACCAAAGGCGTGTGCCAGATCAGGATCCGGCACACGGGAGGGGATGGCTCGGTCTATTTCTCTGGCGCGAGCAACAACGTCGCCTTTACACCGGACGGGACCAGGAGAGGTGTGGCTTGCAGAGCCCCTGGCTTCCCAGGATACGAAACCATCACGGCAGCCATTGACTTCATTCTGAACGGAGCGGTTGTGAAGACTGTAAACATCAGCTGTGAAGGCTCTACATTCCGATAGGAGAAACTATGAGTAATGCAGTAACCAGATATTTTTTCCGTGTGGCCATCTCCATCGATCAACTGGGCAACACCCTGCTCGGCGGTCGGCCTGACGAGACCATCTCCGGCAATGTTGGGTACAACGCTGTGCAGGGGAAGCGGTGGGCGCTGAGGCTGGAGAAGGTCATCAACTTCATCATGATGAGCCCGACCCACTGCCGGGACAGCATTGAGTATGACGAGCGGAAAAAGCCACTCCGCAACTCCTGGTAAAAGGGGCCTTCGGGCCTCTTTATGTTCAGTGGATACTGAAAAAGAGGGTGGTTATAATCCTGAAAATTTCAACTTATAGGATAAGGATATGCCCAACTGGCTTAACGACGTCAACAAGGTGGTGACCGGATTGCTGACAACCTCAATTGTCGCTCTGGCCAGCTTTGTCTTTGATGCAAACACCCGAATCGCAGTCCTCGAGTCACACGCCGCTTCTCAGAACGCTGTTGCAAACGAGAACCGCGAAAACTTCCGCAAGCTGAACGAGTCCATTGCTCGCCTCAATACCGTTTTGACGGTGCTCAACGACCGGCTGGCCAGAGATGGCAAATCGGTCGCAATGCCAAGCTCGGTCGTCTCCGAGTAAGGCGCCGGCCCTGGTCGATCAGGTGTACCGGTCAGGGCCTTCTCTTCCGACGCAAAATTCAAATTCCGCGGTGTTCCTATAATCACTTTTGATCGCTTCTTCTAATATAAGTAAACTCAAAAACAAGTAATTATTTATTGAAGAGCGAGCCTAAAGTTATGATGCTGGATGATTTCGTCGGTTCCTCGCTGTCCGATCTTGAATGTGAGCTCATCGCCCTGGAGAGGATCAGCCTCTCGGTCTTAAAAGAGGAGTGCGAGCTCTACAAGACGGCATGGTTTGATTACCGAGCTATGCACCCTACCAAGCGCACATATCTGTTCGCGCATTACTACGAAGAGGCCTTTCGCCACATGATCCGGCTTCATGTCGATTATGAGCAGGTAGAGGGGCCATCCCCGAGATCTTATCTGCCGAGGAAAGACCCTCTTGGCAAACCAAGCAGTGTCATCGCCAAAGAGGCAAAGACGGGCAAGTCCTCTCCTTTCAGAAACACGACCTGTATCTGGAAGGCGCGTCAGAAAGCTGACCTGCTCGGTATTCCCTACGATGTGTTCTGTATGTCAGGGATGAAAGCTGCGATAGGGCGAATCTGGCAGCGTATACCAACGCCAGGGCAGCTCTACAGTGTCAACATACTTGAGCAGATCATCGATCGCTGGGAAGCGCTTCTGAGCGAGCGTATCTACGCTGCGGAATCCGACTTCTACACCCTCCCGAAGTGGCAAGGCCACCCATCTCAGCTGGAGCACTCTGCCTGGCTCTGCCGGTTGATTGCGTCAAGATCTAGGCCTGAGTTCTCGTTGATGGAGTACGGCTTCAAGCGCCACATGATCCACCCCCAAGATATGCGAGTGCATTTCTCTCCGGAGGTGATTTCTGCTGCCCGCTCGATAAGTAAAAGCTTACTGCAGATGACTTCTGAACACCTATGTATGATTGCCGCGTCAACTGTCTCGGAGGCTTTATGAAGAAGCATTTCACCGTCAAATTCACCGATGCTTACGGCATCCCCCACCCTGCAGCTGTGTTTGAGCTCAGCTATGCGCAGAAGACCGTCAACCGCGTTGAGCTGTTCGGCGCCGAACAACCTCAAGAGCAGTCCGTGTCTGTTATCTACCAGTTCAAATACTGGCACGATCGTGAAGCACTAGAAGCCGGCAAGCCCCCGCTACTGCTGTCCAATAACGATGGGGCCACGATGTTCTCCAGGATCAAGCATGGCGAGGCGGAAGTGAGCGACCTTGAGGGGTTCTGCATTGAACACCTCTTCAGCGAGGTCATGCCGGCCATCGACCCTAGCTTTGAGGAGGTCAAAAAAGCCTGATCTCTGTCTGGGGCTGGTAGTAGTGTCAGCCCCATTATTAAGTAAGTGTTTACTGTAGAAAGTCCATTGGATAGCAAGTAAGATGCTTACATTAACGAATTGCTGAACAACATGGAGTAGCAAATGCACGAACAAAACTACCAAGCCCACCGTCGTTTCTCTGCCGACGCCGGTCGCCCGTCTCTTCGCCCGCGTCCGCGCCTCGAGACCCAAAACAAGAAGCCTGCCCGCCGTCAGCTGGACGCTCACGAGCATGTGCTGCTTAACAGCAAACGCAGCGCGTCTTCTGTAACCGTGACCCTGATGTCAGGCAAGGAAGTAGAGGGGGTCGTTATCGACTTCGACCGCTACTCCTTCTCGATCAAGCAGAGCGATGGCGTAGACCTGCACCTCTTCAAGCATGCCGTCGCGATGTTCAGCCCAGTCGCAAGCCGCGCTTGAGGTGAGCCATGACAGTCGTTGCTGAGATGGAAGTTGAGACTCCGGAAATCAAGTTCGTTGATTTTGACGAGTCGTTTCAGGAAAGACTGGTCGCCTTGCAGGTAAGGGATGAGACCTTCGCCAGAAGAACCGAGGGTCTTATCAAGCCTGAATACTTTGAGAGCCGCGCAGATGCGGCTCTCGTCAGTTTGGCGATCAGCTATTACGACCGCTACAAGAGGCCGCCCAAAGATGTGGCCAACGTAGTTGCCCTGCTGAAAGACGCCATTCGTCGAGGCGTTATCCGCTCGGACATGGTCGAGGAGATTAAAGACAAGATCCGAGTCATCTTCGATGCCGGCATGGATATCGTTTCCTGCCGTGATTTCGCTGTTGATCAGGTCGGCGAGTTCGCCCGCCACCAGGCTATTACCTCCGCAATGCTTGTCGCTTTTGATCAGCTGGAGAAGCACAACACGGTCAAGGTGCAGGAGATCCTGGAGAAGGCCTTCAAGGTAGGGCCACGCCCGAACTCTACCCCATACAGCTATTGGAAAGAGGCTGAAACCCGAACAGAGGTTCGCCGCGCAATGAAGATGGGGGAGATCAAGCCACGCGGTATCAGTACCGGTATCCCTGGCATCGACAAGCTGCTCTTTCACAAGGGTTTCGGCATCAAGGAGCTCACTGTCTTCATGGCCGGCGCCAAGAAGGGTAAGTCGTTCACGATCTGGGACTTTGCAAAGCTGATTTCACTGCAGGGTTACAACGTGCTTGGCATCACCCTCGAGGTGAGCACGGAGGTGCTTTCCACTCGTCTTGACGCATCCGTCTCGGATACCCCGATTGACGAGATTGAAGGGTCAATCTTTGCCGTGATGGAGGCTATCCGCGCCACCCGAGACCGCAAGCTGCCTGGCGAGCTCATTCTCCACGAATACCCGTCTGGCTCGTTCCGACCGATGGATTTGCAGGACTTGATCGACCGATACAAAGCCGACGGCATCAAGTTCGACGCCATCGTCATCGACTACCTGGACATCATGGCCCCGAACCGCTGGGTGCAGAGCGAGACAGAGAACAGTCGGACCATCTGGGTTGATTGCCGAGGCATCGCGCAGACGGAGGAGGTCGCCATGATCTCCGCTACCCAGACCAACCGTGAAGGCCATAAGTCGGTGACGGCCAAGGCCGAGCATGCGGCAGAGGACTTCAACAAGATTCGGACTGCTGACTTGGTTATCTCCATCAACGCGACAGAGGAGGAGATGGCCAAGGGCGAGGCTCGAATGTTCTTCGCAGCGTCTCGTAACCAGAAGGGTGAGTTCGCGATCCGGATTAAGCGAGATCTGTCGCGGGGTCACGCAATCAAAGAGGTGATTGGCTTTGAGTAAGGAGATGGGTATGCCCACAAATAAAGACCGTTCCGCCTGGGCTGAAACTGCCCTGGAGGCTTTTATGAGTCAGGTTTACATCGGCCCCGAGAAGAGTCTTGCTCGTCTCCACCCTGGCGATCGTCAAGACATGATTGTGGATTTGATTACCGACCTGCTCCATTACGCGGCCGAGCAAGGTTTCGACCCCCAAGAGATCTTGTCCGGCGCCAAGTCTCTCTATGAGCAGGAGCGCTTGGAAGATGAATAACCAGCACAAGATGATCCGTGGATACCGAGATCTGACCCAGTTCGAGATTGACCTGATGAACGAGATCAAGGCGATGGAGGTTCGGGCTATCCAGCTTCACCGCAAGATCTTGGCCCACATAGAGACTCAAGACCATCTCGAAGCCGCTGCAGCAGCAGCGAGAAAGAATGCCCTTGGAGGCGCGTTCCACATCGCTCCTGAGCCCTCTGGTGACGTTATTGCACGACATCGGGTAGCAGAGCCTCGTCGATGGGCTGCAATCGCGAAAACCGACCTGGAGACCGCCTTCATGGCCATGACCAGAGCGGTTGCGCAGCCGGCCCACCCCGAGCTCTTAGAGGGTTAGCCGGTGATGCTGGGTGACACTTTCAAGATCGTCGGCCAGCTTCTCTTAGTCCTGGCAGGGCTCGCCCTGCTGGGCCTATGGAAGCTGATCGAGCTGATCATCTGGCTGATAGACATTTTTTGACGGGGCATTCCCCTACTTTGCTGAACTGACACGCCATGAGACACAAGCCAGATACCGACCTGTCTGAAATTCTGGGGCATATCGACCCAGAGCTGTTCCTTGATTACGAAGGTGTCCGTTTCAAAAGGACGTTTGGTTCGTCCGGGCAGCAGTTGAATATCAAAACCTGCCCAAGGTGCGGAGGAAACGGATGGAAGGTCTATCTCAACGCCTCGAGCGGGCTAGGGAACTGCTTCCACGGTGATTGCGCTGGAGAGCCCGGGTTCAACCTGTTCTCCTTCTCTCGCCATCTCTGGGGCACCGATTCGTCAGAGACGATCCGCCGGCTCAAGGATTACGCTCGCGACCAAGGGTGGGTTGCCAAACGCTCGACCTCTGCCGAAGTCGAAGAGGTGACTGACTTTGACATGCCGGAGAGCATCGAGCTCCCACACGGCGGCCGAAATCTTCGATACCTCGAGGAGCGCGGTATAGACCGCGATCTCGCCCGATTCTTTCACCTCCGGTTCTGCCACAAGGGGCAGTACATCTACATCGACGGCGAAGGCCGCAGGATGTGGCAGAACTACGATAACAGGGTCTTGATACCCATTTACGACCTTGATGGTGTGCTTGTGACATTCCAGGGTCGCCACATCAGCAACGACGCGCCTCGTAAGTACCTATTCCCGCCAGGACTCCCGGGTTCCGGCCGCTTTCTCTATAACGGCCACAACGTCATTGGCTGCGAAGAGGTCGTCATTTGCGAGGGCGCTTTTGACGTCATGGCCACCAAGATCGCCATGGACTCGAAGGTCCATCTCCGCTCGGTCGGGCAGATTGGCACCTTCGGCAAACACCTCAGTCATGGCGACCATAACGGGCAGGACCAGCTCGGCGCGTTGATCCGGTTAAAGCAGCACGGCCTGAAGTCGGTTGTCTTTATGTGGGACGGCGAGGTCGAGGCCATCAAGGCCGCTATCGAGTCGGCCAAGCTTGTTCGCTCAGTCGGGTTGTCCGCCAAGGTCGCTCTCTTGCCCGAGGATAAAGACCCGAACGAGGTGCCGCCCTCCGTCGTTGTTGATGCCTATGAAAGGGCAATGTCTTGCTCCGACGTGCGGCTTCTCCGCGAGCTGATGCGCAGAGCTCGGCTAAGAGAGTCAAAGCCCGAGTGAGAGTATTTATCATGCTGATGTTGAATTTAGAGCTGAACGGAGAACGCTGTGAATCGCCTGCTGAAGGTTTATTACCTGCCGAACTATGACGAAACCAGTCACAACATCGCCCTGGCGGTAGGGGCTGACTGCGACGGTCATGAGCGCTGGCTCTGTATGTCAGCCAACGAGTCAACCTCGATCTCCGGCCGAGAACCCGACTACCTGTTTGCCAAGGAGGTTGTCGGTAGTCAGGACGAGGCTGAGGCGTGGCTTGAGCGGTGGAGAGACGGTATTGCCGATATTTCCCGTCACTATGTCATGCAGTGCGAAACCACATTCTCTGTTGTGAAGGATGCTCAGGACTGGCTGACGTCGAGGACTAAGTTCTTCGGCCCTGTTGGCCTTTCCAAGCATATCGCCATGTTCTGTGTCTCCGCCTGTGCCGGCGATGCGCCTCTGTCTGAGCTTGCGCAAGAGGTTGTCGATCGCTCCTTCTTCAAGGAAGGGCGACTTGGACCTCCGGCTCCCAGGCTCGTGCCTGCTTCTCCGGCAAATCTGGAGGTCGATGACAGCCTCGCCAAGATGCTGGCCATGATCGAGCGGGATGAGGATGAGGAGGAGCTTGAGCGAATTGTGGATGAAGAGTGTCGCCGCCTGGCCAATCCAGGATGGGGAATGTTTGAATAAGGGGGTGTCTTGTGAAGAAAACAGTCCATGTTGTCGGCTCCATTCTGCGTGATGCCGACAACGAGCGGAAGAGAAACTACGTGAACCTGATTTTGACGCTGAAGGCCGATGGAGAGCCGCTTCGTCATTATCACCTGATCAACTACGCGGCCAATGCCAATAGCGTCAAGCACCTGTTGAAGATCAGCAGTTCGGAAAGCCGCGAAGAGATGGAGAAGCTCTACTCCGAAAAGAACGAGTCCAAGCTGGCCAGAAACCGGATCACCTATCAGACCATCGACAAGGAGTTCGACCTGGATAGCGACAAGGAGTTTGTGGACACCCTGTCCGGGGCTGAAATGAAGGTTGCGATCGCCAAAGCCAAGTCTTTCGCAGGAGGGCTTCGCTCTCGCGTGGATGAGGCGCTGGCCGAACGAGAGGCTCGCAAGTTTGACGAGCGAGAAGAGGATGAAGGGTTCCTTGGGCACCGAGAGATCGGCGCTGATGAGGAGTTGGCCCGCATATCCGACGACGAGCTTCTCGCAAAAGAGGCTTCAACCACATTCGGGAAGGCCACGTCAGAGACCAACAAAAACTGGGGCATGTTTTAAAGCCCACTGTGTCAGTAAATACTAACTGAGGCAATCATGAAACCTGTAACTGTAGAAGTGCTGCCTGTCGATGCCAGCCGTTCAGGCCGTAACACCGTCTATCATCACTGCGACCAGATTGAGCGTAGAACCTCATATGCGGTGTGCCTTTTCACCCTTGCAGCGCACGAGAAAGGCAAGCTCCGGCCCGATTCGGAATGTTATCAGCACATCCAGCGAGGAGAGTGCAAAGCAGTAGGCTACCGCCAGCAGGAGATCGAGGCGGGCAGAGCTCTCTTCTATCAGGAGCGCCAAATCTCAACCGTGAAGGTTGAGGAGGAGCCCCGTCAGGAAATCACCGGCCCTACAAAGCCTGATTCGGAAAGTTACATGAGAGGGTGGATGGCGGCCGGCCGCATTCTCTCTGGCGGCTCTGGCAAGCCCCCTGCCCGTCCGGCTGCAAGGCCAACCCCTCTTCGCTCAGCCCCGAAGCCGACCCCAACAGCCTCCGAACGCTTGTTCGGGGTGAAAGAGAGCACTCTCGCCGACGCGGTGTCCGATGCCGCGACGGAGGCGGTTATCGGCAAGAAGGAGCCAACCCCGCTTGTCCAGTATGTCGCGAAGCTGATCCGAAGCCGGGATCGCGATCTCTGGCGCCTCGAGATGGGCAAGATCATCAGCAAATTTCGTCTCGATAAAGACGCTCAGGCCCGTCTGGTGCTCGCCGCCAAGAATCTCGCAGCAACAACTCACCCCTTAGACAAAGCATCAATTCCCAACATGGAGCCAGCATGAAACACATCTATGAGTCATTCGAGCGTATCGCGGCCGTGAGCGGCAATGCCAAAAACGATCTGCTGATGGAAGAGCTGCAGGACGCCGACGTTCTTTGGGCGATGAAGCGAGCCCTGGATCCGATGCTGACATATGGCATCGGCAAGAAAACAATCAAGGCCGCTATCAAGAAGCTGTCCGGCTTTGGGGACAAGCACATGTCTGTCCAAGAGGCTGAGCTGATACTCGCCCAGCTGCAGGACCGAACCTTAAAGGGCGGTGCCGCCAAAGCAGAGTTGGCCAGACTCTACTCCACCTATTCAGAGGAGTCCTGGCACGTTCTTACCAGGATCATCACGAAGGATGTCCGAGCCGGGATGTCAGGGAAATCGGTAAACCGAGCCCTTGGCCGAGAAGAGATCATCATTTTTGAGGTCAATCTTGCTCACCCCTATTCAGCCAAGCGGGTCAAGAAGTGGCCGGTCAAGATCGAGATCAAGCACGATGGCGTTCGGACAATTTGCATCGCAGATCTCTCGGCCAAGACAGCTGTGTTCCTTTCCCGAACCGGCAAGGAGTTTCACGCATTCCGCTCCTTGTCTTCGGACGTGATCACCTTCCTGACCGCTGGCCTGAACGTCTCCAGCGGCCTTGTTGTGCTGGATGGGGAGGTCATCACCGGAGACTTCCTGAAGACTGTCAGCGAGGTCAGACGCAAAACTTTCGACGCCAAAGATGCCGAGTACCACGTATTCGAGTTTATGACCGAGCGCGAGTTTGTGAAGGGGTGTTCACTCCCTGAAGAGCGCCGTCGCGGCCGGCTTGAACTGCTGTTCCGTCGCGCTGCTGAAACGCTGGGCGAAGCTGAGATGGACAATCTGGCCGTGAAGCTGATCGAGCAGGAGATCGCCGGCAATGACGAAGAGGTTCGCGCCAAGTTCAGAGAGAAATTCTCGATGGGGTTTGAGGGGGTCATCGTCAAGCAAACCCACACCTTCTACGAGCGGAGCCGGAACAACGGCTACCTCAAACTCAAGGATGAGGTCGAGACCGCTGGAGAGGTCGATCTGAAGGTCATCGGGGTCTATGAAGGGGAAGGCAAATACGAGGGAATGGCCGGCGGCATTATTGTCGATTTTAACGGGGTAGAGGTTCGTATCGGGGGTGGTTTTACCGACAGACAGAGAGCCGAGATCTGGGCCGACTATACTGGCCGAGTAGTGACCTATACCAGCGTTTCATGGGAGGAAGAACTGGATGAAATGATCACCGTAACCCACACGGTAAAACCATCCGGACAAAGCATAATTGGACGCCTCGTTGAGGTCAAATATCACGAAATAACCAACTATGGCTCTATGCGCCACGGTCGATTCCATCGTTTCAGAGACATCTTTGAAAAAGGAAAATTGGTTTGATGGCTTCCAAGGAAAAAAGATTGCTTCCTTGGTAGTTGGGTAGCGACAAAGGAAGGCACTATTTTCGGTGCCTTCCTTTTTTCATTCATTTGGTTCATTCTATGCGTGTTCATCGCTGGAATTTGCCTAATGATTACGCTTGAAAATCTCTGCGGGAAGCGGAACTTCCCAGAGGAGCTGCACCAGTTCGCCATATGGGATATGGACGCTGACAACGTTGCCCCAATCCATCTCAGTGGGTTCTTTTACAGAGCCAAGCTTTTGGTTTCTCGCGAAGCCGCCAAGGCTGCCGCGGAGGCCATTGCTCGTGACATCTCCAACGCCAATCATCAAGGATTCGTCCATAACGACCGGTTCGAAAACTACCGGATCGCCTCTACGCCAATGCTGTTGGGCGATCTCAGACAGGGGCTCGAAAAGCTGGATCTCGCTGACCGCCGATGTGTCTTCTTCTCCCTCATCATGGGATGGAGCCTTGAGCGCGTGTCCGAGCTTACCTGGCCAGAGGTGAAATCTATCTCCAGTATCATCAGCGATGCCGCGTGGGACGTTCTTGAGAGTCTGCCGCGTCATCTCCGATCAGATCTTGTCTTTTGGCGCGACACCGGCAACGGCGTCGCTCAACTGGCCGACATTCGTTTTAGGGTCGAAATGGCCTTTGGGTGCGACTACGACAAGCTGAGAAGCAAGTTCGCCAGCATGGTGTTTATAGACCCAGAGCTGGCAGCCCAAGAGGTTAGACAGCACTTTGGAGTTCAAGAGATATGAGAAAAGGGAAGATAGTGACGCTGGCCACGCAGAAGGGCGGAACCGGTAAATCTACGATAGCGCTAAACATCGGTCACGCGCTCCATTGCAAGGGCGTTCGTGTGGCCATCGTTGATTCTGACGAGCAAGCCTCTGCGGTCAGTTTCTACGGTCAGAGAAGAATTACCGCCAATGAGTCAGAGCTGGTTGGTTTCGACATGGGCTTCCCGGAGGTAGCAAAAATCTCCTCTAACGCTCCGTACCGGAAACAGCTTGAGCGCATCACCGAGTTTTACGATGTGGTCATCGTGGATACCAAGGGTGAGTTTGACCAGTTCCAGCACGACCTTCTTCGGATGTCAGACTACGTTATCTCGCCGGTTCAGGCCTCCGAGTTCGACCTAGAGCCGACCAAGCTGGTTCGCGATGCTGTGGCTCACGAGAACACCCAGAGAGAGTCTGACGAGCAGCTGGGCCTTTCCTATGTGTTGAGCAAGGTAAACCCCTCTGCCAACTCCACGAAGCATGTGGCCCGACTCATTGGGGACATGGGGTGTCACCTTATGTCGCGTAGCATCCGGACTGCGGACGTTATATCTGCCGTCTCCGCGCTGGGGTTCACCATCCTCGATGCTGCCAAAAATACCTCAATGATTAACCAGGTGATCAACAAGCGACGCCATCCCAGTGAAAGGGCGTCCTTCGACAAAGACCAAGTTTTAGATATTGCTGAAAGCGTGAACCAGATCGCTGATGAACTGATGGAGAGATTGAAATGAACAACGAAGGCCGCACCCTTGATGACCTTTTGAAGAACGATGAGGTTGAAGTCGAACTCAACGCGCCACAGGTCAGCTCTGAAAAAATGGTGTCCTTAAATGCTCAAATTCCAGAGTCGATAATGCGCGATCTGCGAATGATCTCGGCCTACACGGACACCAACATCAAGGATTTAATCGCGAAGGAAATTGGCAGATTCACAAAGCGAGCTAAAAAGAAAATGCTCGAGCAGATGGCGAATAATTAGAGATTTAGCTCTAGTTTTGACTGATAAAAACTACCTCAGCGATCAAATGAGTCTTTAACTGATCCGATCTTGATTCAGTCAATCTTTACTGTATTCTGTTAATAGCTGTTGATTTTATTTTGCCACTGATGGTTTTCGCTGGAGTCTAAAAATGCACGATGTTCAAGCACAAGGGTGTCGAATCCCTTCTGATATTCCTTCCGTTCGAGAGTTGATTGAATTAGGTGTAGACCGCAACAATCCTGGTAAGAGTCAGTCGGAACTGGCTCGTGAAATCGGTTTTGCTGCCAATCAAACCTCAATGTTGTCCATGATCAAAAAAGGCACCTCAAGATTAAAACTTGGCCGTGTCGCCAGAACTGCAAAAGCGCTAAAACTTGACCCTGTCATTCTGTTGGCTTCTGTTTTAAAGGAGCGCACCGAAGATGAGCCGGAAGCCTGGGAGCTGATCCACAAAGTCATCAACGGTACTCACGATGAATCCGAGGAAAAGATCCTGCAGGTTTTTCGAGCGGTAGAGCAAGAGCGAGGCGAACGTGTTGTGATGACTCCGGAGAAGGAAGCTCGCTTGATGGAGTTCGTCCGCACCCAACTTTTCGTAGATTAATCGCGGAATGTCGCTTTTAGCCCCTCACAGTGTTCGCTATCATTCAGTGAAAGCTGAACACTTTGAGGGGTTAAACATTAATGACTGCTTACACTGGACTGCTGACACCTGTCTCGGTCATCCGAAATTCGATCTCCGCTATCACGCAAATTCTCGCTGGCCGCAACATCGCGGTTTATCAGCGTGGGCTTGTAGCTTGTGTTTCCTATAGCGAAGCAACCGGCGAGCCCGTATCTGTCACCCTCCCCTATCTTCCTGATGACGCCAGTGACGATCTGATCTTGGCGGTACAGGGCTTCCTCGACCACGAGGTCGGCCATCTGCTGTTTACCGACAACAAGGCTGTGCTTGAGATTGGCCATGACGCCGACTGGCTTCACATGCAGAACGTCCTTGAGGACCCGTTCGTTGAGAAGAATATGCAGAAGACCTTCCCAGGGTCGAAAGCCACAATCACTCGGCTGCATACCTTCTTCATCGACCGCATTGTCAATGCCAACTACCAAAAGCTGCTCGACAGAGGGTCCGTCAACCCTCTCGAATACTTTGGCGTTCTGCTGCCGTGTATCTCTCGTGCCTGGCACCAGTTCGTCACCTTCGACGAGTACATGAAGGACAAGTGGCACCATGTAGAGCCAATCATCAAGAAACTGCCGGCCGACATATCCGATAGGGTGTGCGCTGCCACTAGCACCAGCGACAACATCGCTCTCGCCCGTTTCCTCATCGATGCCATCATGCGTGTGCCGGATGATGACGAGCATGATGACACCGGTATGGCCGATAGCGAGTCGTCGGAGCCTGGATCTGAGCCATCTGGGAAGTCCAGTCCTGGAAGAGGCAAATCCCCCAAGCGCGATGTGCTGATCGACGAGGAGGGTGATTACGAAGAGCCGGAACACGAGCCTTCCGCTGACGACATGGATGACCTGGGCGAGCCTGCAGACGAGGTCCCAGACGACGAAGAGAGCGCTCCATCACCAGAGCCGGTCTCTGCCGATATTCCAGGGGATGGCGCGGGCGAGATTGATGGTTCTGACGATGATGAAACCGCTGCTGACCTGGAAGGTGATGACCCTGTAGAGACCGACGAGGATGACTCGGAAGACGCCACGCTTGGCTCTGACGAGTTCGACGACGAGGTTGATGAGGCTGCAAAAGGTGACGGCTCTGACGAAGAGCTGGATTCAGATGCCAAGATGTCCTCAGCTGGCCGAGAGTCTGACGATGTGGATGAGGTTTCTCTCTCTGGCAAGGGCGGGCCTAAAAAGGCCAAAGGCGAAGACCCTGAAGAGGAGCCGGAAACGGAAGAGGACAAGGAACCCGTCTGGACCCCGGGCGAGGGCGAGTCTCTCATGGACTACTCGGTAGGTGACATGGAGACGGCGCTCGAGGGGTCAATAGCGTCAATGGCCTCGGATGCCGCCAAGAAGTCTTCCTACGTCATCTACTCAACGGACAACGACACGATCGAGCCGTTCAAGGTTCACTCGATGAGTGCTCTTGCGGCGAAAGCACTGCCCAAGATCGAGTCGTTGACCAAGCATCAGGTTGGCGTCATGCAGAACAGCCTGCAGCGAGCGCTGGTGTCGAAGAACAAGTCGCACTGGCGAACGGCTCAGGAGAGCGGTCGGATAAACACAGCGGCGCTCTCACGCTTGTTTGTGGGGGATACCAGGGTGTTCCGTCGCAAAGTAGAGCACCGAAGTAAAAGCTTCGATGTCTCGCTGTTGATCGACTGCTCCGGCTCGATGGCCCACGGCACCGGCTCTTTGACGCGCTTCCAGACGGCGATGGTGGCCGCTTACGCGATGGCGGATACCCTTCATCGGATCGGCGTGAACTTTGAGATCCTGGGCTTCACCACAAAATCCCACACCTCCGAATGGAGCGAATCCTGTTACAGGGAGATGCACAAGCATGGGGTGAAGTTCGGCCGGATAGATTGGCTCTACATGCCGATATTCAAATCATTCGAAGAGCGGTGGGGCCCGAAAGCGATGGAGCGAATAGGCGCGGCATTCTCGACCGACAACTTCCTTCGAGAGAACGTTGATGGTGAGTGTGTTCAAATTGCCGCTCAAAGGCTGATTGCCCAGCGGTCAGAGGGGAAGATGCTGATTGTCCTATCGGACGGTGTACCGGCTTGCCACACCTACGACCACTCATCTTTGTCTCGCCACTTGTCCAAGTCGGTCAAGTCCGCCGAGAAGGCCGGCATCAAGGTGATAGGCGTGGGGATCGATACGGACTCTGTGTCGAGATTCTACGACGACCATATCGTTCTGCGGGATGTGACAAAACTGCCGACAGAGCTGGTTGAGCAGGTGCAGAGAGTGCTGCTCCGGTAATCATCGCAATCAGGGCGATTCGGTCGCGCCCAATGGTCAGTAAATATTGACTGTTTATCGCCCTGAGTTTCGCGTTTAGAATAACAGCGTTGTTTAAGCTAACACTTACTGAACAGAGGAAACCATGACTGATCTCACCGCTATTGCCAATCCAGAAGAAAAGATCTCCTGCGCCATCTGTCACGCGAAGGTCCACGCTATTCAGCTTCACCTGCGCGATCACCACCCGACAGTCACCATTGAGCAGTACAAGGCGGACTACCCAGACGCGCCCCTGTTGAGCGAGGCGGCTATCGCTCGTATCAACGCCCGCAACAAGACAAAAGAGGAGCTGACGGCTTCAGCGGAGCTCAGCGCGGCCAGCATGAAGATGGTCGAGACGAAGAACCTGCCTCTCTACGAGGTGTTCGAGCTCGGCAAGAAGTGTAAAGGGGCAATGAGAGCCGACGGCTCCCCTATCATGGTCGAGGTTGCCGGCTCGACAGAGTGGGACATGCAGATCCCGGATGTTGATGACCGCTATGTCTTCGATGTGGACGTCTTGAAGACGTTGCTGATGGGTATGGTCATGAAGATCCCGACTTATCTCTGGGGCCATGCCGGCACCGGCAAATCCACCATATTCGAGCAGATGTATGCTCGGCTCCATCGGCCGATTATCCGGATCCAGCACACTGGCTCGACCGAAGAGGCCCACATCCTCGGCCAGATGGCTGCCGACCCAGAGCGAGGCACCTTCTTCTCGCCCGGCCCCCTGCCTCTTGCGATGAAGTACGGCTGGGGATACCTCGCCGACGAGTACGACTTCTCGTTCCCCCAGGTGCTCGCCGTGTATCAGGCGGTACTCGAGGGCAAGCCGCTGATCATCAAAGATGCGCCTGCGGATTCTGAGTGGCGGGTTGTTCATCCTCACCCGAACTTCCACTTCATGGCGACCGGTAACACCAACGGATCTGGCGATGACAGCGGCCTGTACCTGGGCACCAATATCCAGAACGCGGCGAACTTCGAGCGCTTTGGCATCGTCCTCCAGATGAAGTACATGCCGGCCAAGCAAGAGGCGGCAGTCGTCTCTTCTCAGGGGAATATTGCGATGCCGGATGCAGAGCGGCTCGTCCGCTTTGCCAACCTTGTTCGCGAGGCCTTCGATGCCAAGAAGATTGGCGCCACTCTCGGCCCCCGCGTGTTGATCAATGCCGCACGAATTGGTGTGGCCAGAGCGTCCTTCATGACCGGTCTGCAGCTGTCATTCTTGAACCGACTGACGCCTGTTGATAAGGAGACCTGCGCTCAAATCGCAGCGCGGGTTGTTGAAGGATGATCCCCTCCCCTCAGCCCTGGCACCACTGCCAGGGCCAAATTGTCTGCTTCTCTGCCAGCGCCAAGAGCTGCAAGGAGTGTCCTCAAAACAAGGAGTGTGCGTTGGAGGTGCGTTCTCGCCTCCACTCACTTCAAGAGCGGATTGATGTCTCCAAGCTTTTGCATGGCGTCCAGGCGTTCCTTGATCGCAAGGGCGTGTCACGCGGCGACATCAAGGTCGAGCTTGTCTCCGGGGCCAAGCCGCTGATTGGCAAAAGCAGAGAGAGATTTGAGAGTCGCCGCGACTTGTCGTCCCTCTCCGTTCACGCAAGGCGTATTGCAACTGCCATTGAGAAGTCTGGCATCGATATGGTTGCCGACTCCAAGCAAGGCGTGAACTCGTTCAAGACGATGAAGATGCGACCCGGCTACCTCGCTGAAATCCAAGAACTGCTGAACAAGAGACGCCCGTTCTCCAGGCTCGAGTTGAAACTCGCCATTGGGCGAGCGGTGACGCTCTCTCCGTCCAGCATGAACAACACATCCTCCTTCGTTATCTCCGCACTGGAGGCGTTGGAGGTGATTACCCAAGTCGGAGATGGCTTATATGCACCTAACTAACGCTCGCTCCCACTTCTCGATGGGTCGAGCCGTGTCCTCGGTTGACGCGATCGTCAAGAAGGCTTTGGAGATGGGTTATCAAAGCGTCATCCTCACCGATGACGCGACAATATCCGGGATGACTGACCTGTTTAAGGCCATGCCCGAAGACTGCGGCGCCAAGGCGATTATAGGGACCTCCATCAAGGTGTTTGATGACCCTACTTATCGCCCGCCATCGAAGAAGAGCGGCCTTGAGATAAAGCCGAATCACTTCTGGGAGGCAAAGCTTCTGGTCAAGAACGAGGAGGGCCTGAAGGCCCTGTTTTCTCTTCTGACCAAGGCCAGGTCTGAGGAGTATTTCTACTATGAGCCTCGCATCGGGGTTCTCGATCTGGTCAAAGCCTTGAGAAGTGACGGGCTGATCCTGACGACCGGTGATTTCTTTTCGCTGTTTGCCCACTGCAAAGCAGACAAGATCTACTCTGCTCTGGTCAAGCATGTCCCAGCGCATCAGCGCGTCATAGAGCTCGTCCCGCTCAAGAGCGCATACTTTGATCGCGTCAATTCGATAGCGTCTCAGAAAGCGATTGAGAGCGATTCCCGCGTGATGCTTTCAAGGCCGATTCTGTACGTCGATAAGGGGCAGGATGACGCCCGCGATGTAATGAGTTACATCATTGGCCAGGGTAGCGCCGTCCACCCACTGCGGAACATCCCGTACAACCGCGACTTGCACATGCTGTCCCTGTCGGAGATGGAGACGGAGATATTGGAGTGGAGAAAGCGGACAGGCATTACTGTTCCCGACGACACTCAGGCCATCGTCGATGACTGTCAATATCGCTGGCAGAAGCAAGGCATGTGTCTCCCTCAGATGGCGGAGGATGAGTTTGCAGAGCTTACCAAGCTGTGCCTGGAGGGCTTCAAAAATCGCCTGACCAAGAAGGTGTTTGGCTACCAGCCTTCGCCCGAGAAGTTGCCCGAGTACCGCGCCCGCCTCAAGTATGAGCTTGGCGTGTTGCGCGACATGAAGTTCGACCGGTACTTCCTGTTGATCAGGGACATCATCATGTGGTCGAAGAGCAACGGCATTATGGTTGGCCCTGCCCGGGGTTCCGCGGGCGGCTCACTGGTGGCGTTTTTGATTGGCGTTACCGATGTTGACCCTATCCGCTTTGGCCTGATCTTCGAGCGCTTCCTTAACCCCGATCGTCTGGACTATCCCGACGTCGATACCGACTTTATGAGTAGCCGACGCCATGAGGTGCTTGAGTACATCACGAATCGGTTCGGGCAGGATCATGTGGCTGGGATTAGTAACTACTCCACCCTGGCGGCCGCTTCTGCTATTCGGGATGTTGCCCGTATCCATGACCTCCCGCAGCAGGACTACAGCTGCACCAAGGTGATTGATCAGGGCATGAGTCTGTCTGAGGCCAAGGAGCTGCCGGAGATCAGCCGGTACGCCTCCGCTCACCCGAGAGAGTTTGCCATTTCTGAGACGCTAGAAGGAGCCATGCGCAGCCTAAGCCGTCACGCCGCGGGCGTTGTGGTGGCCGGTGAACCTCTCACCCGCCGTAGCGCGGTAGAGGTGCGTAATGGCGAGCAGACGGTCAACTGGGACAAGCAGGTCGTTGAGGACTTTGGGTTGATAAAGCTCGATATTCTGGGCCTGTCCACCCTGGACACACTCAACCTGGCCAGACAGAAAATCCAAGACCGCCACAAGGTTCAGCTCGATTTCACATCCATCCCTCTCGATGACGAGAAGGTGCTTAAGGCCTTCGCGGCAGGGGATACGGCCGGTGTATTCCAGTTCGTCTCGCACGGTATGCGGCAGCTGCTTAAAGACCTGTCCGAGGGTGGCAGGGACCTCTCGTTCGAGGACATCTATGCGGCAACGGCTTTGTTCCGCCCGGGCCCTCTCCAGTCGGGCATGACGGAAGAGTACGTCCGCATCAAGCAAGGCATGGTGAAGCCTCACTATGCCCACCACAAGATGGAGGATGCCCTGCGAGAAACTCGGGGGATTATCGTCTATCAGGAGCAGGTCATGCAGATCGCCCGAGACTTGTGCGGCTACACAATGGGCGAGTCGGACAAGCTCCGAAAGGTAATGGGTAAGAAGCTGCCGGAGGAGATGGAGAAGCAGCGCGAGAAGTTCGTGTCGGGCGCGGTGTCGTGCTCGGGCATGGATGAGCACCAGGCGTCGGATCTGTTCGACCAGATTGCCGAGTTCGCCGGCTACGGCTTCAACAAATCCCACTCAGTCGCCTATACGCTGATCTCCTATCTGTGCATGTGGGTCAAGGTCCACTACCCCGCGGAGTTTTTTGCCGCCGCACTGTCGATTGCGAAAGAGGACGAGTTGCCCTCAATCGTCAAAGATGCCGAGAAGTCGGGGATCTATGTGGTCCCGCCCTGCATCAACACATCCACCGACGCCTTCGAGATAGGGTACGACATGCTGCGAGAGCAGCACATTCTCTATGCCCCGCTCCAAGCGGTTAAGCAGGTGTCGGACAATGGCGTGAAGGCGATCCTCAAGGCGAGAGAGGCCCAGGGCGGCCGCTTCAAATCGAAGGCTCACTTTATCGAGTCGGTGGAGCGTCGATTGGTCAACAAGCGGGTTCAGGAGAACCTGGAGCTGGTAGGCGCCTTTTACGCGATAGAGCCTGGCAGTCTGGATCCGAGACACCCAGATCGTCTCCGTGATCAAAAGTCCCTGCTGCCAAACCTCATGCTGAGAAGTGTGAAGGCAAACCGTCCCATCCTGATCGATGCGTTTGTGGAGAGTCAGCTTGAGGTTCTGTTCGATGACATGCGGAAGATGGGGCTGGACGATGAGGGCCTGACTGTAGGGCCTCAGCCGGTCATTCCAACTCACGGCAAGAAGCCGAAATTCATGTTCGTTACGGACTCTCCGGCCTACTCCGAGTGCGAGTCAAAGCGGTTTGCCGAGGGGAAGAGCTTCAACTACACGCTGAGCGCCCTCAAAGAGGCAGAGCTTAAAAAGTCAGACGGTTATTACACCGCTCTGGTGAAGACCAAGAAGGCGGATAAGCAGCTGACGACAGCGGAGATAAACACTTGGTCGCACTTCCTCGATGCGGAGATCGAGCTCCTCAAGCCTCCCGTGATCATCGCTGCAGGGGGCGCAGTGGCTAGACACCTGTGCCCGGATGTCAAAGGCGGCTGGGAGGCGATTGCGGGGACTTCCGTTTACGACGTAAAGCGGGACTGCACCATCATCTTCGCCCCCAACCCGCAGATGGTTTACGCCAAGCCTGACGTCCAGACGGTGCTGGACAACATCATGTGCGATGTCGCCGAAATGATGCGATAAGCCCGTGGGGGCAATGTAGAGCCCCCACTCTCATTACGCGAAAATAAGCGTGAACTGAACAGAGAGAGGTCGCTATGACACCCTACAAATTGCTCAATGCCGAAAAGAAAGCGGCTAAATCCCCCAACACATTCACGCTCCCAGATGCGGAGGCTCGAGCCTCTCTTGGGCCAGGTATCTATGCCAAGCTTGGCTTCGACCCTTGCATTGAAAATTGCCCGTCCGAGCGGATGTGGGTGCTTGTTCTGAACAAGCTAGAGGGCCGGCCATATCTGTACGAGGGGATACTGAAGAACAATCCGGAGTTCATCCCGCCGGAGATCTTGTCGTGTTATGACCTCGTTCATTTCTCGCCAGAGCACATTTTCGAAATTCTGAGGCCGTAGGATGAAGAGAAATACCCCTATATGCCCGTATTGCGGCGAGAGATCGGTTTTCACATCAAGTAGAGAGGTCTACAGCGGTCGAGACTTTGGCCCTATCTACCTCTGCAAATGCCTCCCTGGATGGGCCTATGTCGGCTGCCACCCGGGGACTGTTAAGCCTCTTGGCCGGCTCGCGGACAAAGAGTTGCGGTTTTGGAAGAAGCAGGCTCACGCCGCTTTCGACCCTCTATGGAAGGGAAAGCACATGAAGCGTGGACAGGCTTATGGCTGGTTGGCCGAGCAGCTCGGGATCGACAAGAGCGACTGCCATATCGGCATGTTCGACGTCAAAACCTGCGAGCGGGTGAAGTTTATTTGCCTTGCCAAGCAAAATGAAATTGCTTTGCGTGGTCAGCAAATGTTTACTGTTTAGGTGTTACAATGGCAAAAAATATTGAACAGGCTGTGGAACTGGCCCAGCAGGTTTCCTCTCCTTCTTTTCTGATGCCGGTCGTTGGCGCGTTGTGCGCTCACATGACCTATTCGTCCAATTGCAAGAATGACCGGTACGACGTTGGCAATGTGCCATGCGACATGGCCATTCATCAGCTTCTTAGCGACCTGCGCAAGGCTTGCAACGAGCTGGGTGTGAACTTCGAGGAGATGGTCAAGATTGCGGCCAGCGACAGCCCGTCATTCCATTTATTCCCCTCATTGCTGCATTAAGGAGTTGATCATGACCGCACTGCCTCTCGATGAAACAGATCTCCCTGTCGAGGAGACGAAGAAGACGGAGGCTTCACGCGAGCGCTTCTCTGCCGAGACATTGCGGCGTGACCTGGCGATCAATGATGCCGATCTGGACTCGGCTATGACTGAGCAGGCTGGCCTGTATGGGTTCTATTCCATGCAGTACGCAAAGGCACAGTTTGAAGCGGATCAGGCAAAAATTCGTGCGGAAGTTGCCAAGGCCCGGGCCTATAAGGACGTCCGGTCACGACTGATTAGCAAGGGTGCCAAGTTCTCCGAGGCCCTGCTAGAGGCGGAGGTGACTCTTCACCCCGAATATCAGGACGCCCTGGAACTGTCGGCCAAATACCGGATGCGAGCTGAAATGCTCCGTCAGTCCCTTGAGGCTTTGAAGCAGAGAAGGGACATGTTGGTTCAGAAGGGCAAGTCACGGCTTGAGGAGCTTCGTGGGGAAGTTTATCTGCGTGGCGAACTCTCTCTGGCTGACAAAAAAGCGCATGCCAAGCGCAAGATCGCAGAAGCTCAGGGCGCCATGGGCGACGAATAGGCAATGCGTTTTTGTGTGTTGTTGGCTCAGTAAACACTTACTATAATGCGCTAGAAGTTAAGAAAAACAGCTGCCAACAGTGTTGTTGTCAGCATATCGCTGAACCCCTTACCGCTGCGGCTCAGAGGGGGAGGCACCATAAACACAAGGAAAAAAGTTATGAGTACAGCAGTCTCCACCGGTCTTTCCACCTCCCTGCGCGACCGCATTCTGGCCAAGAAGAAGGACATCAAGGCCAAGTCAGGTCTTCGCGCTGATGTTTTGAAGATCCCTGTTGGTAAGCACAAGTTCCGCATCCTGCCGGCTCACCCTGAGTTGGGCGCGGAAGCTGACTTCTGGGCCGACTTTGGTCAGCACTACATCAAGGACTTGGAGGACAAGACCAAGGCTGTATATGTGTGTACTGACAAGACTTTTGGCCGCCCCTGTGGCGTTTGCCAAGCTCTCGAGGCTGCCGGTCGTGGTGTTACTGACGATCAGGAGCTCAAGGCGATTACCGATAGTCAGTGCAAACGCGCTGAAATTCTGGTGAACGTTCTGCACCTGAACTCCAGCGACAAAGCCGGTATCCCGCAGATCTTGCAGATGACCCCGACCACCTTTGCGAAGGTTCTGGACCTGGTTGACGAGTACGGCGACATCACCAGCCTGACAGAGGGCACTGACTTGATCATCACTCGCGAAGGGGTCGGCCTGAATACTGAGTATTCCGTTCAGCCGGCTCGTACCTCTGCGAAGGTCGATCCGTCCGTTCTGAATGGCATGGTCAACCTGCAGGAGTTCATCAAGCAGGAGTCTGAGGAGGGCGCTCGCAAGGCTATCTCCCAGGTGAACGCCATCGTCGGCATCATCGAGCCTGCTGATTTCGCTCCCCGCGCCATCGAGCGCAAGCCTGCCGCTAAGGCGCTGGCTGCCGCGACTATCGACATGGACGTTGCTCCGGCGAAGTCTGCTGTGGTCATGGACGAGGACGACGTTCCGTTCACTCCGTCCTCCCCCAAGAGCGCCGCGCTGTCTGACACCGAGCTCGATGAACTGATGTCCATCGACGAGGAGTTGGCCGCGACCGGTACTGACGGTGCGGCAGCGCCGAGCAAGACCTCTTCCTCTGCGAGTGTCGATGACCTCGATGCTCTGCTGGGTGAACTGGACAGCATCTAATTCGCGCTGAACAAAGGGCGGGCAAGTGCTCGCCCTTTTCTATTGGGGAACAACTATGCCATCCATCATCTTGATCGACGCCAACTCCGTCGGTTATGCAGGTCAACACGCCGCCGACCTTAAAACTGGCGACCAGCCTACCCAGGCGATTTACAACTCCCTCGTGGCGCTGCGGAATCAAAGAGCTCTCGATCCGACCGCTCGCATCTTCTATCTGTGGGACAGCCGGGCCCAATTCCGCTTCGACATTCTGCCCTCATACAAGGGCAAGCGCAGCGACACTCCCGAGAAGGTGAAGGCCAAGGAGGAGTACCACTCCCAACAGCCGTTCATTGAGAAGATGGTCGGGCTGCTCGGTATCGATCAAATCCGGATAGACGGGTTTGAGGCGGACGACGTGGCCTATCAGATGACCAAGCGCTTTGTGGCCAAGGGGTACAAGGTGAAGCTGGTCAGCTCTGACAAAGACTGGCTGCAAATGCTGTTGTCGCCAGATGTCTCCTGGTACGACCCTCGCCTCGACCGCTCCTGCAACCTGAACTTCTTCGACGACTTCACCGGCTACGACCGGATCGACCACTTCGTTGCGGCCAAGTGCATAGAGGGTGACACCTCGGACAACATCGATGGGGTGCCCGGGCTTGGCGAGAAGGCATGCAAGCTGATCTTCTCTCGCTGGGACAGTATCTCGGAGATGGTGAAGGAGTATCGCGCCACAGGTGGGTTCACAAAGGAGCTGCTCGGCCCTGACTTCAGTCGCCACCTCAAGAAGCTCAATGCCTTCTGTGCGAACGAAGGCGGCGCGATGGAGATTTACATCCGAAATCAGCGCCTCATCAATCTGGCCCGTGCGCCGGAGATCCCCAACATCCAATTCATCCAGGGAAAGCCAGACGAGCTCGGCTTCTTCGATGCTTGCGGGGAGCTCGCCTTCCTGTCGATTACTGGCAAGCCAGCCCCTTGGATTAACGCATTTTTCGCGAGGTAACAATGAGCTCTGCAGGCAGATCAAAACGTCGTGAAAACGACTTTTACCCGAGTCCTGAATGGACTGTAAAGGTGCTGCTGAAACGCCTAAAGCTGAGACCAGACGATGTGTTTCTGGAGCCGGCTAGAGGTGATTCAGCAATATACGATCTGGTTGCGCTGGAATCGAAAAAGTGGGCCGAGTTGTCGATGGGGGTGGACTATCTAAACAATGACCTCGACCTCTCTGCTGACGTCATCATCACCAACCCTCCCTACCTGTTGTTGGAGGAGTTCATCAAGACCGCTATAGACCGAGACCTCAAGCCTCGTGGGACGGTTGCGATGCTGTTGCGGTTGAATGCCCTTGGCGCCCACATCCGTTATGAATTTTGGAGCCTGTACCCTCCAACCCACACGCTGACGCTGACCCCAAGACCGACATTTACCGGCGGAGGCACCGACTCCTCTGAATATGCCTGGTTTATCTGGGACTACGGCGGCAGATACCTCGACCGACCGATTGCCGTCGCCTCGAGAACAGAAGTGGATCCAACCTATAAACCAAGGAAAGTTGTAAAAAAGGTTCCAACCTTTAAAGCAACCTCCGAAGCAGTCGTTTAAAAAAGGAATCAAGGTAATGAGCAAAACAGCAAGCATTGCATCTGCCATCGAAGAAATCTTCGGAGGTGAGCCTGATACCGTTGGTGTTCGTCATTGGCTCGATACCGGCTACGCTCCGCTCAACATGGCCCTGACCGGTCGCCCGCTCGAGGG